CACAGGCCATCAACGCAAGGCAATTCGTTGAACTCGGCAACTTCCCCTACAAGCAGAGGTTGCTCAAATACCTCAAAGAGAACGAGCAGGCCATGCAGCAGGGCATGCCGGCACAGCCTATGGACGCAGACCTGCAGCAAGAGATGGATGCCGACACGGACACCGTGGCGATGCACAATGCCGAGCGTATCCTGCGCAACTATGATGTGCTTGGTTCGGACGAGGCCCAGCAGCGCATCGACAACTACCGCGCCCCGCAAGGTGTCATGAATGCCGGAGGAGACATCACCCCTATTGAACAACTTAAAAGATAAGTCATATGGCAAACGAGAAAGAAATCAAAGTAATCATTTCGGTGCGTGAACTCATGCACGAGTTGGCACGCTGGGCCTACACCGTTGGCGAGAACCTGCCTGACGACCAGGCCAAGACGCGCCACTTCATCCAAGGCCTCGCCGACAGGGGGCATGCCGAACTCATCAAGCAGCGCATCGACCAGGCATGGGTGGATGTGCTTGACACCGTCAGTGCATACCTCATCAGCCACGCCTGCAAATGTGACTGCGCCTGGTGCAAGGCACATCCCGATGACTGCGGCTGCGACTGCAAGGACTGCCAAGGGCCGGTGCCCACCGAAGACGGGGACTACTGCCCGAACTGCGGCCAGAACCTGTCAAGCGGCGAAGGTGTTGACGAGATGGGATGTGTAATCCCTGCCGAGAGTTGGCTGTGGCAGGACTATGTGATGACGCTGCACTTCCCCGCCAATGTCTATCCTGCCCTTGGCCGCAGAATCACCGTCAGCGCAAGAACCTACATGGCTTATCAGGCCCGCTGTGAATGGGAAACCCTCACTGGCCGCGACAACGCACAAAGCGAAATCCAGTCGCAAAGGGCGCTGAACCGCCTGCGTGTCACCATCCAGGTGCGTACCAACATCGGCAAGACCAACACGGGCTGGGACAACTTCATCAAGTTCTAAGGTATGGCAGATAAGAGAGGAACGATAACGATGCTGTCTGACACCAACAAGTCCTCGGCAGCGACGAAGGCCAACTTTGAAGAGGCCATCGTCAACATGATAGACTGGAAACAGTTTGCTGAGGACATGAAAGTGGTCAAGCCTGAGAAGCGAGTAGACGCTTATCTGAAACTGCTGGAGTTTGCCGTCGGCAAGAAGCAGAGCGTGTCTTCGGAAAGTGTTGACCGCGTGCGTGACAGCGCCGAAGAGTTTGTTGACCAGATGATCAACGGCGGCAAGCCGACTTAGAACTGGCTCTCGTTACGCACCGTGGGGTCGGTATAGGTAAAGCGTGTGTCTTTGATGTCACGCACCTCACGGGGGATGGGCATAGTAGATGACACCCACAGGCCGATGGCGCGTGCCATCACCCTGTCATCATGATAACCGGGCGCAGCATTAGGTGCGCCCTTGTCATCTCTCTGGTAGACCTTGTATTCCTCAAGTGCCGCCTCTTCCCTTTCGATATATGCACCCGTGTTGATGAGCATCTTGAGGTGGTCAATAATCATTTCCTTGCTTGAACGTGACGTGAAGAAGCCCCATTCACGCGCTTTGCCCTGCCTGATTTTCTCGGGCGATGCCTGTCGTGTGTACATGTTTCGGTATATGCCGCCGATAAGGTCAAGGATGAACTGGGCATGGTCACCCTCGGTTCGGTTGTAGTCGTTGGAGAACGTGTTGGCCTCGGGCACCAGCAACGCATCGTTGTAGAAGTGGGCAATCTGCAGCATCTTCCATGCAAGCTGCTCATGCGGGCAATGGCCGTGCCACTCGGCGACAATCTGGTCGCTCTCGCCCTCGCTGCGCCACCATCGGTCAATGACCACGATATCGGAGAAGTCGCTCTTGTCGCTGGCACCGCCGACATCAACGGACACCACATAGCGGTGCGACGTCTTGATGACTTTGTCGGGCATCTCCCATATACGCAGGAAGCCTTGAGAGTCTTCTGTAAATTTCACGTTGTGCAGGGCAGTCGGTCCCGTCATGGCATCACCGACCACCTCGCCGATAGCCTTGGGTATACTGCAACCGTCTTTCAGTTTGTCCACATTGTAGCGGTCAAAGATTGCCTGTCCGCTATGTGCAAAAGCCTCAATGTCATCGGAAGGGAACTCGCTGGCCATTGCCTCGTGGCTGCGGTACTCGCGCCGCTTGGTCACATACCAGTGCAATGCCTCAAGTGTAGGCCCGTCTTCCTTAGCCCACAGCGACCACAAATAAGCCCCAGGCTCGCTGCGTGTGCTCTTGGCTTGGGTGTTGTTGCGGTTGTTCCACAGCCTACGGGCGAACGATTCCCGCTGCTTCTCGCTGTCGAACGGCTTGCGGTACATCTCGATGATATACCACGGAACAAACACCGGGACACGACCGCTGATACCCTTGACACTGTCTATCCATTCATGGTGGAACAGGTTGTGTTCGCCCTTTGCTGTTGACTCCATCACATTCATGGCATAAGCCTCGTCTGGGATAGATGACGAGATGGCCTGTATCAGGTCTTCGGGTGTCTTTCCCTCGGTGGTTCGGTATAGACCCACCTCAGAATAATGCACCATGGAAACGTCACCCGCACGGACGCTGTCGGGCGACTGCATCGAACCGATGGAAATCACCGTGTCACGCACCTGCCGCTTCTCCTGGCTGATGGTGTAATCGGTCCTTGAACCGCTATAGGGTGACAGGCGCAGCGGCGCACGGCTCTTGAGGTTGAGCAGTGATGGCGGGAACTCGCGTATCATCTTGTCATACATCGCCTTGATTTTCAGCGCTGCCGATGACTGGTGTGCAACGATTGCCGAATACCAGCCGGGCTTGTGCAGCAACTGAATCCACGACATATAAATCTGCGTTGCCGTAGAGCCGCCCCATTGACGTGCCTTGAGGACTATCACCTTGATGGGCGCACCTGCAAGTCGCATCTTCTCAAACTCATAGACAAGGATGCGTTGCGGGTAGTTCAGCACAAACGGGATATTCTTGCCACCTTTCTTGGCTTTGATAAGTACAAACTTGGCAGCGAAGAACGGGAAGTCCGTCTTAGCCCGCAGCCAAATCAGTTTCTCCATGACCATCTGCTCCTGTCCATCAAGGCCGTACTTGTCGCAGTAGTTCTTCACCCCACGCAGACGTTTGATTTCCTTGACGAACGGATTGTTGAACATCTCCAAAGGAACCCACCAATGGAATTCCTTTGTCTTGATTTCCTTGCGTTCGCCTATCGAGCCTTGCCCGCTGATGGGATCGAAGAACACATCGAGTTTTGTCTTTCTCCTGTCATCGGCGACAAGGATACGGTTAAGCCATTCGTCGTACTTCAGTTCTGCCATAACGCTTGACAATAAATGCCGTCAACAATCCAAGTGTAAAAGGCACCATATGCACCACCACCGACAAGGGGTTGATAATGGTGCAAAGAACCATTGATGCGGCAACCATAATGATATTCCGCTTTGTGGGCGCATAGACAAGCTGTGTCGCCGTGATGGCGCAGATGATGCCGCTTGTTCCCTCGACGGGCCAAGGTGACAACACTGCACCCACCACCGCATACACAATGCCTATCAAGAGCATCTTCCATGACGGCCAGGGCCAACCGCGCAAGATATACCACAATGCGAAGCAACACAGCAGTAAGTGCCATATATTGGCATGGCAGAACACGTCAAGTATCCTGTTCCCTGTGTACATTCGCCCAGCGCACTGCTCCACAAGGAAGATGAACGCCAACGAGTAAACCAATGCGAGGCGTATGTATTTTTCAACGAAGCGTGCCATTTTCTTTTTCTTTCTTTCGGTTTCTGAGTGTGCGATAGATATATTTCTCGGCCGTATGTGCCGACAGGTAGAACTGCGGGGCTTCGGAATACACCACATCGGTCACGTTGGCGATGGAGTAGTCTCCGTTGCAGCGCACCATGATGTCGTAGGCACGTTGCATGCGCATCCTTTTCGGCTTCTGCATCTGGTACCAATGGCCTCTGCGCAGCGACGAGATTTCCTTTGCCGCCGTCTCAGGGGTGACCCAAAACCTTGAACAAGGCTTCATTACTGCCAGCCGTATAGCCTCTTTAGTGGTCATCCCCGGCCCAAGACAGGCATAAAAAGCCTTAAGAAGTTCGATGTCTCTCTGGTGTTTGTATTCTATTTCCTCTCTTTTCCTACCCATAAACCTGAATTTGTGCAAAGATAATAATAAAATCTCTCAAAGCCTCGATAAATACGATAAAATTGACAAAAAGTGGAAACTTAGAATTATTTAACATCCTCATGAATTTAATTTCGCACAAATTATAATCCAGATTAGTATGGCGAAAGAAAATACAGATATCAAAGAACCTATGGCTGTCAATGAGATGCAGCCAGCAGAAGAACCCCAGTTGAGCGCCAAGCAGCGCTGGCAAGAGGGCTTCTCCAAACGTCATGCGGACATCGACCCCAACGACGAAGAGGCATATTACGGAGCCATCAATGGCGACTATGCCGCCTATGACGAGGCCGTCGCAAAGAACAAGGAGAACGACGAGTCCAACGAGCGCATCCTCAAGATGCTTGACGAGAACCCAGCGATCGCCGAAGTCATCTATGCGATGTATAACGGTGACAACCCCTGGAAGGCCATGGCAACCGTATTCGGAGAGAACATCACCGAACTGATGAAAGACCCCGAGAACGAAGAGCTCGCCAAGGCCGTCATCGAAGGACAGAACGAGTATGCCGAGCGCGTCAACCGCAGCAAAGATTTGATGCGCCAGGCAGAAGAGAATGTAGGCCCGAGCCTCGACGCGCTGGCTGAGGTTGTCAAAGAACGCGGTCTTAGCGACCAGCAGCGTGCGGCCATCGTCAGCCTGTTCAACGAGATTCAAGAGGGTGCCATTGTTGACAAGGTGTCCCGCAAGACGTGGGAGATGCTTGCCAATGCCGTGGCACATGACGAAGATGTTGAGGTGGCCGCAACCGAAGGCGAGATGCGAGGCCGCAACGAGCGCAACGCCATTGAGCGACGCCGACTTGCTGGAGGCAACAACCCCATCGCTATGCGCGGTCAAGGTGGCACACCGACAGGCACCCGACAGGGCAACGCTGGTCCTACCCTGCCCGACACCAGGCCGTGGTATGAGAGAGACAACGAAGCATAAAAACGTATAACACAATTTTTTAGACAATGAAAAAGCATTTTGACAAACGAAACTTTCTGTTTCTGATGGGCCAGTTGTTCCTTATGGTACTGGCCGTTGTTACTGGCGGTGGTGTGACCATCGCTGCCCAGGGCGCTGTCGTTGACGCCGCCAACACCGAACTCAACGGCGCCACCACTTACGGCGACGGTTCCACCGAACCTGGTTATAACGGTGTTGAAGTTACCCATGTTCCCGAGGCTCAGGTTACCAATCCCGCAGGTGTTGAAGCCAGTGCCATTGACGGCACTATGGCCTTCCCCGAGCAGAGCGTCACCACAGGACAGAACGCTGCTCCCGAGACCTACGAGACGGCTTATGACAAATTACTCACCAAGGTGCGCCCCGTGCGTACCCCCATCGACACCATCAGCCGCCGAGTAGCCCGTTCCAAGAATCCCAAGAACATGGAATTCCGCTACGGCACCATCGACTACCTGCCTTTTGAGACCACGCTTGGCACGGCATACACTGCCGCACAGACGCCCAGCGAGAACGAGGTTGTGACTATCCGTCCTACCAAGCCCGCCATCTTCAACCGCCGCGATGTCATCATCGTGCAGGGTATTCCCGGTTACGACACCGACGGCACCACTCAGAAGGGCGACCTGCTGCTTTGGGTTGTTGACCGCCACGGCAACTACTCCATCGACGTTATGGCCATCAACGGCAAGAAGGTAAGTTCCACGATGAACACCGTCCCCAGCATTGCCAAGGACACCAAGCTCATCCGTGCCGCCAAGGCATGTGCCGAACTTGATTCCCAGGCTCCTGGCTACTCCATCTTCCCCAGCACCGACCAGCAATACTGCCAGAAGTTCATGGCGCAGGTGGAGCAGAGCACCATCGACGCCTTGACCGCCAAGCGCTTCGACATCGGTCTGAACGACCAGGAAGAGGCCACCATCGCCGACATGAAGATGACCATGGAGTTGGCTTTCCTGTTCGGTGTACGCGGCAAGCTGCTTGATCCCGAGACCCGCCGTTACGCATGGTTCACGGGTGGTATCTGGGATAGGCCCGAGAAGGACATCTACCTGACCTCCGCAAGTAAAATCGCCGACATGGTCGACGTTACCCGCACCCTGTTCACTGGCCCCGCCGCTGGACGCAGCAACAAGCGCCTTGTCGTTTGCGGAAGCGGCCTTCTCGCCTTCATTGAGAAGATGTTCATCGGCGAGTACAAGTACATCAACAAGATCAAGAAGTGGGACCTCGAGTTTACCGAGGTGACCACCAACTTCGGTGACCTGATGTTCATCCTTGGTGAGGCCTTCGACATCGCCAACCACTCCAACGACGGCATCATCCTTGACCCCGACTACCTGGAGCGCTTCACTCTTGAGAAGTTCGGCAGTAAGAACCTCGACCTTGACGCACAGGGTGTGCGTGACAGCAAAGCCCGCGTGCTGCGTGAGATTTCGGCACTTGTTCTCAAGTCGCCCAAGAACCACGCCCGTCTGCACCTGGTAAGCAGCGTGCCCGGTGGTGGTGACAGCAGCTACAGTGACGGTGTATAACCACTGAGAAAGAGTTTAAGCAAGCAGAGGGCGGTGCGGAGTACATAGCCGCTACCGCCCTTAATCATTTAACGAAACTGAACGATGAAGACATATTTTTCCAAACGAGACATCAGTATCTGCGCCGGGCGCAACCCCATCAAGTTCCAAGAGGTGACCAACGGCTACCAATATATTGCAAGGAACCATGACGAGGAAGCCCTCATTGAGGGTCTTGACTTGTTCAATCGTGGAGTCATCTATATCGCCGACATGGGTGAGGAAAAGAAGGTTGACACCCGTGAAATCCCCGTCACCAACGACAAAGACGAGGAAGCCATGGAGATTGTCAGCGGTGTTACCAAATGCACCGACGCACTGGCCTTCCTCAAGGCCCGCTGGCCTGAAGCCAAAGACCTGCGCAGCCGTGCAAGCATCCTCGCCTTTGCCGAGAGCAAGCGCATCAGTTTCCCCGACCTGCCCATTCAGTAAACGATGAACTACGCCGTTGCCGACATAGTCAAAGACGTGAGGATTACCCTTGACCAGAACCAGGTTGAGAGCATACTTGCAGCCGATGATGACACGCTGGAGCTTGACGACATCATCCGTAATAAAATTACGGAGGCCGCCTTGCGTATCCTGCGTGAGGCACCGCTGCGGATGATCGACGGCACTATCGCCCTGCCCGAACCCGTCACCATTGAAGATGAAGACGAAGACAGCGCAACACAAGTTCCCGTCAGGACCGTTGTCCGTCTGCCCGATGACTATCTGCGTCTTGCCGTTGTCAAGATGAGCGACTGGAAGACCCCGCTTCGTGTCGCCGTACTCGACACCAGCGACATCTACCAGAGTGTGACGAGCGAGTTTGAAGGCATCAGGCCAAACGAGTACAGACCGCTTGCCGTTGAAACCGAAGACGCGGACGGCCCTATCCTTGAGTTGTGGGGCAGCAGTGACGCTGAGGCAACACTTGTGCAAGGCCGATACATCGGCCAGCCCCGTGTGCGTGACGGTGTTCTCAATTTCCCCAAGCTGCTCTACCCTGCCCTTGTGAACATGACAGCGGCGCTTACCGCACAAGCCTACAAAGACAATGCCGCCCAGAGCCTCATGCAACTTGCTGTGGGGTATATGGTCAGCCAGAACGATAATTAACCATGCAGACTATCACGTTGACATATGAAGATTGCGCCGTGGACATGCGCCGTGCCATTGAATATGAAGGCCACAAGAGCGGCAACTATGACGCCTTGAGGGCTATCGTCAATGACAGGGCGAAGTTGCTTGAGTTCTGGCAAGACGCCATCGACGACATCAACAACATCCTGGACAAAGTGATTCTCCACATCACCGACACCACAGCCTATAGCGATAACGGTGAGGGTGACGAAGACAACCTTGAGTTCGGCATGAATGTCACGGACGGTGACAACGGCAATAGCGACAGCTACACCTTTACGCTTAACGTCCACAACAGCGCGACACCAGTGCTGCTCAAGAATACCATGCAGCGTAGGGTGGTGGCCACGATGATGATCATGTGGCTGAGGATTGTCTCGCCTGACTTACTGGCCAAGTATCAAAACGAAGAACAGCGATGTGACAACCAGTTGACAAGACTGGCCTATTTCAGAGAAATGCCCTAACAATGAGATATCAGAACTACAATACCGACTTAAATCTTGTCGTGCCTCTTTCTGAGAACGGTGTTTTCCTCGGCAGCCTGTCGGGTGTGGCATCGTTCACCGTCGTGTTGAGCGCAGGCAACAACAACGGCATCACCATCAACTACGACGGTAGCAGTATAACGGCACCGACAGGTGTTGTCGCCAGTGTTGTCGGCGGCTCACTGCATGTATACGTCAACGCACAGGCCGTTGAATCCTCACTCGGCACGGGTGTAGTCACCGCAAGCATAACCATCAACTTCTATGATGACGACTACGATGACGGCATCAGGACTTACAGCGTGACCCAGTCAATGATGGTGATGCTCATTGACGGAGACATCCCTGAAGAGGAAATTCAGCCTGTAACGCCGACATCCATCGGCACGCTGACACTTACCGTAAACGGAGTGAGCATCGGTACCTACAACGGCACACCGACCACCATTGAAATTCCTGCATACGAAGGAAGTGGTACAGTGCTTGTTGACGGTGACACCATCGTCAGTGAGAACAACGTGTTAAAAGTGGCGGCTGGCATCAAGGGTGCGTCACTGACTTATGATAGTGCGGGTCACAGCATCAACCTCGCACAAGGCAGCTATGCCTATTCGGCCATCCTGCCTTATGCAAGCCACATGGTAGGCGGTCTTGTCAATACCTATGTGCAGTCTTTTGCCGGGCGAAAGGCTTTCAGGGATGGTATCTGCATCGGCGATTGCGTTCTGACCTGGGATGCCGACACCGAATCGCTTATCCTTTCCAATGCTGTAACAGGAGATGTAGTGAACCTGAAGATGTCGGGCACCATTGTGCAGAACTACTCTGCTCCAATTCTCGAACTGTTGCCCGCTGACGATACGCTGGAGACGGATGCTTCCACAACCGTGACCACTACGATTATCGTCAAAGCAGAAAATGTAGCAGATGACGCAACTATCAGCCTGTCGCTTACTGGAGACACTACGGGCTTCAGCTTATCGTCTGCCAGTGTCACAGGTGCTGCGGCAAAGTCCGCTCAAGGTGCGTCGGTTACATTCACCTTCAATCCCGCATCCGTTGACCAGACATCAATGGATGTGAGGTACTTTGTCACCGTCGTCACTGCTTCCATTGCTGATGGTCCGTCAACGCAGACACGCATAGAGACCGCGGCAGACTTTTCGCCAGCATAACAGATAGCCTAATAACGAGATAACGGATATGAACAACAATATACATTTAGACGCCAAGCCGCGAGAGCCTATGACACGCTGGAACAGGCGCAGTGACATCCAGTTGACACTGAACCTCTTCAGCCGCGGCGTCAAGTATAACCCCAATGCGACAACCGACGATCTCACGTTCGTGTTTTTCACCGACGGGGTAAGAAAATACAAATGCGGACGTGCAAACTCCAACCTGTACCACATGCGCATCAATGAAGACGGGAGTGTTACCTGCTTCATTGACAGGCCGCTCTTCAACCCAGGCAGGCTGCATGTCGAGGTTTTCGTCACTGCGCCTAATTCGGATTTCGCGGACAACGATTTCAAGATATGCAAGCCATCCTGCCTGCCCATACTTATTGTTGACGGGCACAGTGATGATGTCGACCCCAATGTCAGCGTAGCCCTTTCCTTGCCGTACATTGAGGTAACTATTTGGGATGCCCTTGTCGGCCACGGATACCTGGGTACGAGTGAAGAGTTCTGGCGCAAGTTTGTTGGCCTGCTGTCAGGCAACAGCATCAACGCAGACGGAACCATCCGTGTCGTCTTAGCAAGCATGGGTGAAGAGTATGACGGAGAAGGCACAACGCACGAACAAGCCCCTGGCGAGTGTGTATATGACGGCACGCGGTACATGATTGCCTATATGGACAACAATGGAGATGTCACCTACTACACACCGTCTGCCGACCTCATCTACTGTAATGCCGCTACCAACAAGTTGTACCGTTGGAACGGCAGCGGATGGACCCTCATTGGCGGTGGCAGTGCCATCGGTCAAAACGTATACATATCGAGTGCGGCCGTAGTGGGCAACACGCTTGTTATCTCCACGACCTCCAACCAAGACGAGGCCGCAACGGTCATCGTATCAGGAAACACATTGATTATTAACAACAGACAAACGACATAAAGACATGGCAATATCAATTATCCAGATCGACGGAACTTCATACCCGTTAGGTGCATCTGCAGACAATGTGGCTTTTAATAGCACAGGAACGGGGATAGAGGCAGGTACGATACAAGAGGCTATTGAGGCAATCGCTGCTGGTGGCGGTTCACAAGACAGCGGAGATGCGGACACCAGTGCTGTCATCAACGCTTGTGACGAAATATTGATTTAAAAAAAACGATATCATATGGCACATATCACATTATCACAACTGACAACGGTGCTTCAACGCATCGTCTCTTGGGCTGGAGGAAAGTTCGCCGCAAAGAACACATACAGCGGTAAACTTGAGTACGCTGACATGCCTGTTGTCGTTTTGGCGTCAATGGGTAGCGAGCTTGACGGCACCAGTACGCAAAGACCGATGTCTCCTGGTTCTACCTATTTCTTGCCCGCAGAGCAAGGCACCAGCGCACGAATCATGTTCGTCACTTTATTAGGACAACCAGTTAACATTAGCGACCCTGTTAGCGGCGTCATCTACTGCAACGCATACACCGACCTGCTTTACCGATGGGATTCAACGACAAACCAGATGGTTCCCGTTGGAGGAACATCTGGTGGGAGCATCGATGTCACAGGAAAGGCTGACTTGCTGGTGGCAGCAAACATGCTTTCTCAGTCACAATGGCCGAAGGTGGTGTTGAGAAACATCGCAGACACCATGTTGGATGATCTCACAAGCGGAGACGTGTATTTTGACACAGGAAAACTTTACTTATACCGAGGTGGTAACCAGGATACTGTAGACCTTGGAACACCAAGCAGCAAAACCATTTTCTACTGCCTTGCTGACGGGAAGATGTACCGCTGGAACGGCAATGCGTTTGTGACTGCCTTGAGTGGTTATTACGACAATACCCAAAGCGACGGCAGATATGTGCGCAGCATCAGCGTCAACGGCCAGACACCGCAGACACCGAACAACGGAAACGTGAACTTGGTAATTGAGGCTGGAGCACAGGGACAAAAAGGAGAAAAAGGCGACACCGTAGTCCTTGACCCGCAAGGCTTGCCTCGGTTCACCATCGTGAACGACCTTACCACAGGCGGCGAGGCTGATGCCCTTTCAGCCGAAATGGGTCGTAGGTTGGCCATGCTCAGTGGCACCTATGCCGAGGCATGGGCACACGCACAGGCAATTCCTTACATTTTCCCGTGGTTGTGGGTCGAGACCGTTGACGGCGATGCGATATGCAAACCTATATGGCATAGGGGAAGTGGTAACTTTGTCGATGCGGCAGGTGCAAGTGTAAGCGTTGAAGCGACTGCCTTGCCGTCTGCTCCCACGTTCAGCGAAACTTCGGGTAGCACCGTAGGTAAAGGCACTCAACTGACCATCACACCTGCCGCTGGTTCTGCGCTCTACTACAAGATTGATAACGGCTCATGGATTGTCCGTGACATGGCTGTGACCATTGAGGTCAATGCGACCTGTGTAATCACCGCCAAGTGCGTGAACAACTACGGCTCATCAAGCGAGGTGACTTGCTCGCTGACCGTGAGTGGCCCAGCCGTTCCGTCATTCGCAGCAGCACAAGGCACTACCATCGGCACTGGCAATGTTGTCAGCCGTGGTGGCAGCATCGTTGTAAGCGTTCCGCAGGGTGGCGAACTTCACTACTCCACTGATGGAACGAACTACACCACCGCAAGCGGATTGTCAGTTACAATTCCCGTGCCTGCAACTGGTGTACACATCTATGCCTACAATGTCGAGGATGGCGACCAGAGCAGCACTATTGACAAATCCTACACGATGGCTGCACTTGCCGCTCCGTCGCTCTCGCCTGCAAACAACACCGAGTTTCCCGCAACGGGAGGCACGGTTACAATCACGGCTACTAATGGCGACAGCATCAAGTACACCACCGATGGCAGCGACCCGACTTCAAGCGGATCGGCTATCACGGTGAACGCATTGACGGCATCGGTGAACGTAACGTCAGCAATAACCATCAAGGCTATCGCACACGATTCATACGGAGATAGCACAATGACCAGCGCAACCTACTCCGTTGCAGTGCCGAAACTCAAGGTGACTGCCAGCGAAGCCACAACGATGAACCTTGGCGAGACTGGTGTTGACGCATTGACCATCAACGCTGGCGTTGTTAATGAGTTCACACCGAGCGACCTTGGCATCACGTCATTCGCTGACCATGTTTTCCCGTCATTGTCTTTTGGTGACAAAACGAAGATTTTGACTTTCGATGGTGGCGGCATCCAAATCAATTCTCTCAGTAAAGCGTTCCAAAGCGATACTAACCTCACTTCATGTAAAGGTATCGTTCTCGCTGGAACAAACGCTAAAGCCAATAGTGTTTTTGAGGAATGCACTTACCTCACTGAAGTAGAGTTGAGCGGAGTTGTCAATGGTAGTATGGGCAAGGCTTTCATGGTCAGCACGCAAAGACTTACCTCTATCGACATTAGCGGATTGTCTGGTAACATAACCGATTGTGGAAATATGTTCTATGGAGTTGGAGCGACAAAGATTGACGTATCGCAGTTCACATTTACAGCGAATAAGGCATCTAATATGTTCAGGAACTGTGGACATCTTACCACATTAAAGGTTGGCAAGATTGACGAGACTGGCGATAGTAACGTCAACCTCATGTTCATGAGCACAAAAAATATCACAACCCTTATCTGCACGGAGGCAGAGCCTTACACCACTGGTTGGTTGGCCGAAATCAAGAACGCTGGAGGTACAAGCAGCCTGACGCATATCTATGTTCCTGACAATTCGGTAAGTGCATATCAGGCACACAGCGAGTGGGGCACTTACGCATCAATCATTCAAGGAATATCTAACTACACTGAATAAAATGGCTAACACAGGATTAACATACAAGAATGGGAAACTCTACATGAATGGTGTGGAGTTAGGCGGCGGTGGTGGCGATGCCCACAACACATTCAACAAGATTGTTGTCGTCGGCACAAGTATCGAGGCAATACCATCGAGTACGCCGTGGTCGAGATACATGGCCGAAGCACTTGGCCTATCGTACAAGAAAATCAATGCCGACACTGATGACACAACTAAGGTGACATCTGGTGTTGTCAACTATGCCGAGGGCGGTGGTAATGTGACGTGGTACGGTGAGAGTGTACCTTCTAATTATAAGGCTCATGTGTTATCCGCCTTCTCATGCACACAAGCGGAAAAGGCGGCAGCAATCGACTATTATGTCGATGAGGGAATATACTCTCAAGCAGACGCTGATAGCCGTAATAACAACATCAGTTATGACAACTCCATCCTTGGTAATCTTGATGCCGACCTTTTCATTTTCGGCACTTACGGAATTAATGACAACCATCCGTACATGAAGTGGACAGGTGAGGTCGAAGGCTCTGCTGGAAATTATATAGGTACTGATAAAGGGCTGGAGCAGACATCATTCACCATTCATGAGGTGACTGCATTCGACCGCAGGTGTATCTACGGGGCATACAACTATGTGCTGCGTGCGCTGTATAACGCCAAGCCAACCGCAAAGGTTGTTATCCTTGGTCAGCACACGCTTGGCGTTGACAACTTCACTTGGCAGGATGATGTTAACGGCGTGCAGCGTGCTGTGGCCGAAAAATGGCAGATACCTTTCGCTGATTGGGGTAGATACCTTTCGTTGAGGCAAACCTATCCAAGAGCGACCATGACGCACGTCAATACTGCGGAAGACGAGCGCAAGCAGACAATCTACCAGAGTGACAATGTGCATCCGATGGCGAAAGGCGCACAACTGCTTGGCACTTGGGTAGCCGACTGGATTACGAAAACAGAACTTAAACCGCTTAATCCAAGATGGGGGCTTGAGTAATTATGAAAGACTTAAAGAAACATTTTATCGCAGGGCTGGCTGCCGCAATCGTGGTGGCATTGCCCGTATATCTTGAGAGTGTTAACCTGTTCGCTGGCTTGTGGTCTGCACTGACTTCTGGCATCCTCATTGGCTGCTGCAAGGAGTGGCTTGACTACAACAACAGCGGCAAATGGGAATGGCCTGAGTTGCTATACACCATCGGCGGTGCTGTGGCTGTGGCCGTGTTCATCATCTTGATGCACTTCGCAAAAGGGTAAGGAGGTGTTGACACATGACCCCAGGAATAAAGGAGAATGTAACCTATGGCAGCGCATTGTTCATGCTGGTGTTCGGCGTGGTACTCACCACGGCGGGCTTCGTCACTGCACCTGTGGGTGAGATACACGATTCGGTGCTGTATGTCCTTGGTCAGTGTCTTATCTTCTCAGGAAGCGTGATGGGCGTTGGTGCTTATGCTACTGGCAAGATGCACCACATAGAGGACAGCGTGAAGCGTGACATTGACCGCCGCTTCAGGGCTTATGAGGATGGTCGTAGATCACGCCACGGCCACGATGACATGAGCGATGATGAACCGATAACCGAAGAAGATGAAACTGAAGCTTAGAAGAACAGCAAAGAAGGCGAACTACACCATTGGGCACCTGTATATGCTCGATAAGCAGAACGGCCAATGGGTCAAGTTGTGCGACACCATCGAGGACAAAGACCGGGGACTCGACCAGAGCATGACCGAGGCCAACATCGCAGCCCTCAAGGTTAAGCACAAGACGGCCATCCCGACAGGGGTGTATGAGATTGACATGACGACGGTGAGCGGCACGTTCGTGAAGAAACCGCAGTACAAGGACTTCTGCGGCGGCAAGGTGCCGAGGCTCAAGTACGTCAAAGGCTTCTCAGGTATCTTGATCCACAGCGGCACCGACCAGGACAGCAGCAGCGGCTGCATCATCGTCGGGGAGAACAAGGTGGTGGGCAAGGTCATCAACTCGTGGGCGACGTTCAAGCGCGTCTACATGGTGCTGAAACGTGCGCACAGCAATGGTGAGAAAATCACCTTGACTGTGGAGTAATAAAAGTTACATGAATGTAATTGTTATGGACAACAACAACGAGCAGAGGGCGATATTGGGCAGCGGGTGCATCACATTGGTCATCGCAGTGCTGATGCTGATATGCGCCATCCTCTGCGCAATAATGGATAGACTATGAAGATAACGAAACAAGACGTGCTTTCCTATGTGGTGCCAGCAATCATTGGCATCATTATCGGATTGTGTCTGGTCAAGTGTACCAGCAAGCCAGTTGACAACATCAAGATTGAGCGCGACACGGTGGTAGTGGTGGACACTGCTTACTATGACCGACCCGCCCCGAAGGACAGCGTGCGGACTAAGTATGTAAACCGTTGGCTCCCTCGTGACACATCGTCACGGGTTGACCATTTTATTGGGGCCAATAACATGGATCATTATGCTGACACCAGCAAAATGATAGCCGTAGAGGTGCCTATCACAAGCAAGCACTACGGGAGCAAGGACTACGACGCTTGGGTGAGCGGCTATGAGCCGTCACTTGACAGCATCAAGGTGTATCGGGAGAAGGAGATTATCACGGAAACGGTAACAAAGACGAACACGAAGCGCAAGCCGTGGGGATTGGGCTTCACGGTCGGTTACGGTTATGACTTCAGCAGCAAGACAGCCGCTCCGTTTGTCGGCGTTGGGCTGAGTTACGATATAATTTGTTTTTAGAATCAATGGAAGCATACAAAATGCTCTTCTTGCTACGGGATTTCATGAAGAGCATGTCAGAACTTGGTATAAAGATGGACGACTATAAGTACATCGATTTGTGCCAAGAGTACAACGAGTTAGTATCCAAAGGCAATAAAAGAGAATACGCAAGAGCAGTCTTGTCGAGGAAATACAGTGTTAGTGAAAGCACTGTATTTCGCATTATTACGAGGATGAATAAGTCTATTAAAACTTGAATTGCTAAACGGGTGAAATAGTTTGTCTGCCGGTATAAGCGGTTGTAATTTTGGATTGTCAAACATGCGCATTATGACACACACAACCACAATCCACAAACACTTAAATCTAATTACAAATGGCAGACACAAAAGTTTTCTCATTCCCCGAAAACGGGAATAACAGCAACATCCCCTTTTCAATTCCTATCGGCGGCAACGGTTTCGGTTTCGGCAACGGCATGAACGGCATCGTTGACCTGTTCGGCCTGGCTATCATCGCATCCATCTTCGGTTGGAACAACGGTGGCTTTGGCGGTTGGGGTGGTAACGCAGGTGGCGCAGGTTTTTTGAGCAACCAACTCAGCAATGACAGCGGTCGCGAGTTGATCATGAACGCGGTAACCAACCAAGGTGAAGCAAGCCGCACCGCTATTCAGACCCTTTCCACAATGCTTGGTCAGGACTTCAACCTCGTTAATGCTGGTATTCAGAGCGCACAGAACACGCTCAACCAGATTGCCAACGCACAGGGTATGTCAACTTTGCAGATGATCAACGCTGTACAGGCAGGTGACGCTAACCTCGCAAGCACCATCCAGAAGTGCTGCTGCGACAACCAACTCGCCCTTTGCAACCAGACCAATGCCTTGCAGAATGGCATCAATGGTGTAGGCCAGCAAGTAGCCGCTAAAGCCGCAGCAGACCAGTTGGCCATGTGCCAGCAGACCTATAACCTCACCGACACCTTCAATCGTGGTTATCTTGCCCTCGACAACAAGATTGACGCGATGGAGTCGAACCGCAAAGACCGCGAGATTACCGCTCTGACCGCCAAGGTTGCCGAGTTGGAGTCGCAGAAGTTCACCACCGGCGTAGTCCAGCAGGCCGTGGCACCTGTTATTGGCCAGTTGTCCGCACTCGCCAACGAGGTTGACGACATCAAGTGCAAGATGCCCAACACCATCCCAGTGACCTATCCCAACGTGCAGGCAGTGAACACCACTCCCTACATGGGTGGCTACAACGGTTTCTATGGTAACGGATTTGGTGGCAACATCGTATTCTAAGACAACTTCAAGGAGGAATGGTTATGGGAAGTTGTTTTAACATCACCACCAACGCCGGTGGCATCCCTTACCTGAATGTCACCAATGTTACCGTAGGAACGGAGAGTGTTGATCTCGCACTCGGTTTCCGCAGGATTCAGCCGGTAGGCTATCTCACGATTCGCCTCGCCACTGCAATTCCTGCAGACGCCACCACGACGCTGCCAGTCACCCTCACGCTGAATGGCACCACAAGGAACCTGACGATGTATAACGGCACGCAGGTTACTGTTGCCGACCTCATCGGAGGCACTGGTGTCATCACCGTGTTCAACGACCGTTTCAACGGAGTATTGCAGTTGATGTCAACAGCAGTGACTGCATAAGTTTATCACCAACAACATAATAACAAGTAGAAATGTTTCAGAACTTAAAGCAAAATGATGCTCTTTATGTCATTGACAAGAGCAGCGGAGTACCGAGTTTGAAGATAGGTCAAGTAGTCAGTGTCGGCAAGCCCATGCCCGCAAATCCCGTCCAGACACCGGGCCTGATGCTTGGCATGAACCAACAGTTCCAAATCGCCATCCGTGCAAAGGTGGACGGCCAGGAAGGCGACTTCGGGCAACTGCTTACCACTGAGAGCGTCCATGACTACGGCAAGATGCTCATTATCGACAACCGCGAGGCCTTGTTGAGCGAGATCGACAAGATGAGGATGAAGGCGCAAGGTGAACTTGACCGACGCGACCTCAACGAGAAGACCGTCGCCGCATGCGAGGAAATGTCGCGGACAGTCAATCCAGAGTACGCCAAGGAAAAGGAACGTGACGAGGCTATCAGCAGCCTGGGAGGACGCCTTGACAACATAGAGAGTATGCTTTCAAAGTTCATGGAACAAATCAATAACAAATAAAAAAAACGAAACACAATGGGATACATCTTAGAGTTCAAAGACGATTTTGAGAAGCAGGAAGTCATTGACAAACTGTACAAACTGAAAGAGGACATCTGTGACATCTGCGAGATGCTGGAGGATGCAGACCCCGAAGGCGAGGAAGTGCAGATGAGTGAGCGTGGCCGCATGAGCCGCCGTGGTGCAAGGATGCGTGACGAGCGTATGATGCGAAGCGGAGAAGGTATGAACTACCGACGCGGTCGCAACGGACGATACATGTAAACACGTTTCACCCATAGGGGGCGGCTCACACCGTCCCCTATTAAACTCCTAAAAATATGTATTACATCAGCGAAAGTGAAGCACAGTACATGGATGCCAACCAAGGCCATTTCAGCAAGGCATTGGCGCAGTGGGCAATCTCACGGATGAGGGTGCGGGATGCCAGCGGCAAGCTCGTCAGGTTCACCTCTGTCCCTCTTGACGAGGTAGAGATTACCATTGACAACCACGGCGTGTCAATCAAAGAGGAAAGCATCTATGACGCCTGGTACCTGTACAATATGTGTCTTGCCGACTACCGCAAGACCATGCCCGAGAAAAAGGACATCGTCAACTACATCAACGAGACCATCAATGATCCGGACTGCAAGCCAGAGGCTGTGCTGGCATGCTGGAGAGCGAAGATGGACGTCATGGGTGTGCCCATACACTGGGAGCGGTACATGTAGGCCATGTATAAGCATTACCTTGACATAGCGGGAAAGTGGGCATTCATCTTCGCCTACAACATCGGGGAAGACAACCTTGACGAGATAGGCGAATGGATTGAGGCATTAGGCGCAAGCCGCAAGGAAATAAAACGCACACAACGCCTGTTGCAGACACCGAACAAAGGATTCACCTTCAGCAAGGAAAGTCTGCGCATGAGCGTTGTGTGCATAGGTAACACGACCAGTCTGGAACAGTGGTGGGATACATTGTCACATGAGATAGACCATCTGCAGGATGCCGTCATGCAGTACTACGATGTCTCCTCTGGTACCGAGGATGCCGCCTGGCTGCAGGGTTACATCATGCGCCTCATCGTTAAGGCTCTGCAATCTGACGGAACAATGTTTCAATGACTTTCTCGTTGGCCTCGTCAACAGGTTTCCACGACTTCTTAATATAGATGTCCGTGACAGCCGTGGCGGGGTCGACGTGGTTAAGGGCCAGATGTACCGTCCATTTGTCAATGCCGCAGTCGTTGACCGCTATCGTCGCCCATGAGTGTCTGGCGGCGTAGAACGTCAGTTCAGGCTCCCCTATCCTTTTACCAACAACATCCAACCCTTTGTTTATAGCCGCGTTGAATGTGCCTTTGTCGGAATACATGCGCCAGAACCTGAACACATGGCCGCCCCCTTTCTTGTCACGGTACTTCTCAAAAAGTGACATGGCGACATCAGGTACCTTGACACTCATCAAAGCCTTGTCGCTGCGCCTGTTGCGTGTCTTCTGCCTTTCGTATATTATCCTGCCGTTCTTGTACTGGCTGCATGAAAACAGGTCTGCGGAGTTCATCCCGACGAGGAAGAACGAGAGCATAAACACGTCTTTAGCAAGGTTATACCTCGCACCCTTAGTGCCTTCAGTAAGCGGTTCATCTTTCATTTCAAATATTGACATGATTTTGTCCATGTCAAGGGCGCGTTTCTTCGGCGGTTCGTGCCGTTTCACATCTATGCCTGTGAACGGATTGAACGGTATCACATCGGCATCGATGTTGTACTCTTTCATCAGCGAGTTGTATGCGGCTTGCAGTTGCGCCTTGTAGAGTGACGGCGCACGATTGCCCTGTATTGAAAGAAAGGCATCTCTGACGCGCTTTCTTGTTAAAGACGATAAAGGTATCATATCACAACCGAAAGCACGGCAGAACGCATTTATGGCCGTTATTCGGTTTATCGCCGTGCCAGCGTGCCCGGCAAGTTTCATCTTCTCAGCCTCTCGTTTGACGTAAGCAACGAAATCCGTTTCCATAACATCGTTTCTATCCCTCGCATTGATGAGCGCAACAACACCTTTGACATCAATACCACCCAGATCGTTCTCGTCGCAGATGCGCATATAGCGCCTGATGATAATCTTAATCTTGTCAAGGACGCGGTAGTCATTGATAACCATGCCGGACTTCTTGCTGTTGCGTACATAGTCCTTGTGGACATACAGGTCCGTTGGGATGTATGCAAGCCTTCGTTTATGGGTCACGCGGATGCGTACATTATATGTATCGTCTGCCCTTTTTCGGCCTATAATCGCTTTGAACGTAGCCATATTCAGTTAAATATTATTAAATTTATTTGAAAACAATTTGAAAACATTTGTGTGCACTTTACAACACTTTTTGATGAAAAGTGCGCACTATTGTGCAGTGGATGGATAAAAATTTAGGTTGATAACCAACTGAGTTTCAACCTAATTAGCTATGTTTCAAGGTTGAGCGGTAAACGGGACTCGGACCCGCGGCCCTCAGCTTGGGAAACTCAAGTGGTGTGATTGTCAGTCAGTTAGTTATGTTATTTCTACCATAATTTTGAAAACAGTTTGAAAACTTTATCGTGTTAATGAAAGTGAATGAGATTTGGTGGGCGGCTTATAGCCGTTGTACTTTTGTTCTCGGGAGAGGCGTAAAGCAAAACATTTTGGAAAACATCACTGCCGATGAGGCAGATAAAAATTCAGTCTGCGATGCTTTGCGCTATTCCCAAAACGCAGGCTGTTTTTTTTGTACACCTGCGAGACATAGGAGTTTCATACAGTCCAACTCTGCTGGTCGTGAACCAGTGATATAAAAGGACGGGAGACTTGTTGGTAATATACCATTTTTCAGGGAATGTCCTGCGCTGAGCGTCCACCTCTCAACAGGCGACCCATGATATGGCCCTTCAAGGGATTGATTGGCCCCTGGAAATGGCGAAACAAAACCAGATGGAGACTGGCTTACCATACGGGTCGAGGCTACGGACGGCCCTCTTTTGAGAGGACAACGCCAAAAAAGGCAATGTTTACGCAGCACCACCTTCACATAATATATAGAGATAAATATATTATGGGGAGAAAAGGTGGTTATGTCCTTAACTGAGTTGGCTGTATGTCGTTGCTTACTCTTCATGTTCTGTACTCCATTGCTCGATTGCTTCTTCCTTCTTCCGTTCAACGTATTCGCATAACTTGCACCGCTTGCGATTCTTGGCGACAGCCTGGCGCAGTTCGACCTCTTCGATGTCGCCTGTGCATCGGTTGAGGCTTGGGCAGTCGTCGAGGGTGTGGAAATGCTTTGACCTGTTACCCGTGCAGATGTAGACCCTGCTGTCCAGCCCCATGACAAAATCGTCCAGTTCTTCCTGTATCTTGGGGTGTGCTGCAAGCAGGCTGTCGTCGTAGTGCCTCTGCCTGTCGGCCTGCTCTTTGGTGGCTACATTCTTCAAGTCGAGCAGTTCTGACTTGACCAGTTCAAGGCTGTCGCTCAATGCCGTATTTCTACTGGATGTTCCTCCGTTGCATTGCGAGACTACGGCGACAGATACCAATATGGCCGCGAATATAGCCAAGAATGTGACAATGTCGTTGCGTTCAATAAATCTTCCCATACCTCTCATGATTTTATTTCAGGATCAGCACTGCGAGGATGCGCCATAGTCCGCGAACGCTTGAAACGGGAATATCGAAAGGCTTGTACCGCTTTGCGTTGATGGACTTGCATGTGAATGTGCCTTCATTCTCACCTGGTTGTATCTCCTTGACGATAGCGCCTTGAGTCGTGTCAAGCACATAGACCTGTCCCCACTCGATGAAAGAAAGGTCGTCGATGCGTCGGCAGAAAAGCCTTGCTCCTTTGGGATACTCAGGCTCCATGCTGTCGCCGCTTACCTCTATAGCCATTTCCGCGCCTCCTACGGGCGTTATCACCCGGTCGAGGGTATTGATATTACCCCCGTCGATTTGTTCGCTCAGAGAGCCACCAATCACGAATGCGTTGATGCAGGGGACGGTCGGACCTTGTTCCGATTGAGAAGGAACATCATTACCGACATCTACCTTGACTGGTTCACCTTCTCCTGTTATAAGCCAGTCAGCATTGAGGTCTGGATACACTCTTACAATGTCGCCAATCACAGCAGACGACAAAGATTTCACATTGTTGAGATAGCCATTACTCTTGCCTATCATCTTTTCCAGACCTTGAATAGTTGTTCCCTTAAAAGAAACGAACTGTCTCAATCTTTCTTTTTCTTCCTTTTTCATAATTGCAATTATATTAGATGATTATTCTAACACAAAACGCTTGAAATTCAGATAATTATTTATTAAAGCGTTATTTAATATAATGCTAATGCATTGATAATCAGGTAGTCACAATTGGACTAAATCTAAATTAGAAAAATAATCTAATTTTCTTTCAAAAATATTTGGTCATATTAGAAGCAACATCTAATTTTGCACCGAAACAAGAATTGAATCGGTTTACACGATTCGGTTTCGGGACAAATTTAGAGCAAAGTTATGGAACGAGCAAAAATAATATCGAAAAAATCAATCAGCGCGACATTGATGGCAATGCCAATCGGTGTCGAGCAGGTGATCAGTAGTTCCGTCTTTTCCCGCGACCAGATTCAGAAGAGGGCGTTTGAACTCAAGGCTAAGGGCTATGAGTTTATCGTCACCTCTCCTCGCGGGTTACAAGACATCTATGTGACGAGGGTGAAATGAAAAGACGGGGCCAGTATATCGTTCTCAGCGCCGACGAGTTGAAGAATCTCATCGAATCGGCAGTAGCCAGGGGCATCCGTTCGGCAAACACGCCGATGCTGAGCCGCAGACAGGCAGAGAAGGAATATGGCCGCACCGTCATCAGTAACCTCATCGAACAAGGCCGCATTGAAGGCCACAGGCAAGGCGCTGCCGCAAACTCCAAAGTCCTTTTCGGGCGAGAAGAGATAGAACGCGCCATCATGGGCTGACGGTCAGCCGACGTGACAGATGTGCGAGGGTCACGATAATAAACCCGCTAATGCAGTGACGCACGCGAGGGAGGCGACTGCCGCTGAACCCAAATAGGGGAACGCGAAGGATACCTGGGCAAGCAGATACATCTGCGGTGACCATGGCGAGTCTGACACCCGGACCATGCGAGCGATGTTGAGAGCAAGTGGGACAAGTAAGGACACTTATACTATTTACACGCTCATGGGGGTTCGACTCCCGCATGGGCGGCAAGGTAAAACAATGCTTTCATGGTAACTCAATACTATAGTAACCTACCCGCCCTGTCGTGAGACACAGCGGGTTTTATTCCAAGAACCAAAGCCCGAAGGTGTAAGAGGGCACTAAAATATATCATCAAAACAATGAGTACATTAAAAGAATTCAATGTGATGCTGCGTGACACGCGCACACAAGGTTACCTGACCGACGTGTTGGGTGAGAAGAAAGGCGAGTTTGTTAGCAACCTCACCGCACTGGTCAGCAACGACCGCAACCTGCAGGCCTGTGAGCCGCAGACACTGATGTATGCAGCCTTAACGGCCACGGCGCTTAACCTGCCGCTGGACAAGAACCTGGGCATGGCATACGTCATCCCTTACAAGAACGGCAAGGCTGGCAACACTGAGGCCCAGTTCCAGATGGGATGGAAGGGTCTTGTGACGCTGGCACAGCGCAGTGGTGTCGTGCGCACACTGAACGCCGATGTCGTTTATGAGGGCGAACTGAAGTCGTTCTCCAAACTCACGGGCGATGTCGACATCACAGGAGAGAAGAAGAGCGACAAGGTTATCGGCTACTTCGCCTACGTCAAGCTGATCAACGGCTTCGAGAAGACGGTGTACATGACCGTTGAAGAAGCGGAGAAGCACGGCAAGCGCTACTCGCAGACCTACCGCAGCACCAACGCATACACCCGCAACAACAGCAAATGGACAACGGACTTCGACGCTATGGCGCTGAAGACCTGTGTCAAGCAACTCATCAACAAGTGGGTACCCAAGGATACGCAGATGCAGATGGCTGTCGCAGCAGACCAGAGCGTGCAGCGTGACGGAAGCGGCACCTACCACTATGTAGACAATGAGAGAGAGGAAGCCAAGAAGACGCTGGCTGAGGTTGCAGCAGCCGCCGTCACCGATGTTGCCGAAGAGGAAGACGAGCAAGTCGAACAAGACGATGCCGAATACGCAACCGATTCCACCGCAAACGAAACCTTATTCCCTGAAGAGCAATGAACACCATCATAGACATCAACGAAGGTATTTCCCCCTTACAGGGAAGCCTTGACTGGCACCGTGCCAGGCTGGGACACTGGACAGGCAGCGCCATCGGAAAACTGATGGTGTCTGGCCGCAAGAAAGACGAGGTGTTCGGTGACACCGCCAAGAGTTACATCTTCAAGATTCTTGCCGAGCGCAGCCTCAGCGAGAAGGTTGTTGAAGATGACGAGATGTTCGCCCTGTATGTCGAGCAGACCGGGATATTCAACAAGGCTGTTCAGTGGGGCCACGACAACGAAGAAGAAGCTCGTCGCCTGTATGCCGAACTCAACAAGGTGGAAGTCACCGAGGTGAGCAGTGTAGAGCATCTGGACATCGCCTTGTATGCCGCCAGCCCTGACGGTTGTGTGAAGTCCACCGACAAGGTGATTGAAATCAAGTGCCCGAACCCCGACACCGCAGTGCGTTACCGCTATCTCATCAAGGATGCGGAATCCCTGAAGAAAGCCAACAGCGACTACTACTGGCAGGTGATGGCCGAGATGGACTGCACGGGAGCCACGGCATGCGACTTCATCGTGTACTGCCCTTTCCTGGCAGAACCGATGTATATTGTCACCATCCTGCGCAACGACGAAGCCATCGCCACCATCCATGAGCGCATCGCCGAAGCGGAAGACTTCATCAACATCTTAAAGAAAGGAGAAGACAATGAGAACGATTAAGTTTAGAGGCAAACGCCTGCATGATGGTGAGTGGGTCTATGGAAACCCGCTTGTGGTTGACACCGAGGAGCGTAAAGTGGCAATGATAGTGACTTTTCATGAAGCCTACCCCGATATCTTGGCCAAAGTCACGACATCGGTTGAGTTTAATACGCTTGGCCAATTCACTGGACTGCAGGACGCAAACGGCACGGATGTTTACGAGGGTGACATCGTCCGTTATCAGCGAAATAAGAAGACGTATCAAGTGGTGTTCAAGGACGGCATCTTCTGGGGTGAAGGCAACAACGGATGCGGCTGCGCTGCACATTTCTTCCCGGCCTGTGAGATTATAGGTAATGTCATAGACAATCCCGAACTGATCAAGAAAGGAGGTGAACATGAATAAGTTCACGATAAGAGGCAGGTTCTTTGAGTTGACACCCGAGCAGAACGTGGGGCGCAACGGCAACGAATTCTGGAAATGCCAAATGATCATCGCACAGGACTACACATCGAAATCCGGTGGAACGGTCACCAACTACCATGCCTTTGACGTCACAGGTGACGACATCAACAACATCATGTCGATGCGCCCCCAGCTTGAAGGCCATGAAGTGGAGGTGGACTTCTATTTGACGGGCCGCAGATGGGAAGGACGTAACGGGGTGCAGTACTTCACTTCGCTGAAGTTTGCCGCCGTGCGTGTCGCCGACGGTCAGCCGCAACCGCAGCCACAGGTACAGGTTCAGCAGCCACCCTACCGCCAACAAGGCTATACAGCACCATACCAGCAACCAGCACAGCCAATCAACAATCAAGGAAAAGACTATGACTGGTGATGATAGAGATAAGCAACAAGTGTCACCAGGGACTCATCAAGACCCTGGTGGCATTGTCGCCCTTGATACAGGGGGACAAAGTGGCGGACGCGGAATTGCGCCGCAAGGTCAAGCTGTTGCTCAGGGAACTAAGAAACAAGAAGCCCTTGCCAAATACTACCTGACCGACAGCGCCCACATCGAGAACGTGTGTGTGTCGCTGAGGCTTCGCCGAGAAGATTACCTTGAGTGTACTGAACGGCTACTCGCCCAGTGGCGGGCCACCGACGAGCAAGACTGGTCGCGCAGGCATTTCTTTTTCGCATTAAAAGACTTCATCAAATTCAATTATGAGCGAGACAAAACAAATAGGTCAACTCCTGGATATGCAGAAACTCCCGAGCAATGGAAACAGCGCATCGCAGTTGACGCCCTATCAAGATTCCAACAGGAGATTAACTCTTGATAGGTACGGAGACTTCGGTTCGTTCTGCAAGACGTTTGATGTAGTCGAGATGCGAAGATACTGTACCTATCCAGCCCGTTGCGTCAACGGCAACGCGCCATCGCTGGCCACCGTAAAGAACACCTATGGCCTGCCAAGTGCCAAACTATGGCTCAAGGCCCTTGTCGTTGATTACTGCGCCACCGTCGTCAACCGCAGCGACCGCCGCATGACCGAGGCGCAGATCGACGACTGGGTAGACCTTGCCATCACCGAGTGGGGATACCTGACGGTTACCGAGTGGATGCTGTTTTTCCACAAGTGCAAGGCGAGTTACTTCGGCAGTTTGTACAATGATGCAAACTACAACCGCCTGAGTGAGATGGTGCGTGAGTTTGTCTTCGGCGAGTACCGAAAAAGGCTCAAAGACCAGTTTGAACAGGAATGCAAAAAGGCTATGCGTGACCGAGAGGATGCCGAACGTAAAGGCAAGACGATGACCGCCGAAGAGTTCAAGAAAACCGATGCCTATAAACGCATCATTCAAGACGAGGATAAATGAAACTACCCGCTATTGCGGGCAATACTTAACACTACATAATAAAGGATAATGGAAACGATAATGTTAATCACACTACTCATAATTGCAGTAGTATCAATCGCCCTGAACGTGTACCAGTACATGGAGCGCAGGGCCGAGAAGAAAGAAACGAACAAGCTGATTGCTAATGGTGCATTGCTTGAAGACAAGGTAAACGATTTGCAGACGAAGTATGACAATGAGGTACTGCACAAGGAATGGGCGATTGGTCGTATCAAAGACCAGCAAGCCACAATCGACAAGTTGAGTTCAATCACCACGCCTGCCAAGAAGGTGTATAAGCCGAGAAAGGAGGCCCGCCATGATTGATGTTAACAAAAAATACCAGACCCGTGACGGCTTCGACGTGCGCATCATCGCTACCGACGCGAAAGGAACTTACCCAATAGTAGGGCTTGTTGACGTGGGCAACGCCGAGTATGCCCACCATTGGACCGAAGACGGCAAGGCCGACTTTAGGCGTCATGTCAGGAGTAACTATGACTTAATAGAGAAATTATAAGTGGATATCCGCATTTTAATAATCAATGTAAAAATTCAAAATTATGAAGAAGATGTTTTTCGCAGCCCTTATGCTGCTTGTAGCAACCGCGTCAATTAACAGTGCAAACGTCATCACGATGGGCGATTCGATTAGGATCAAGCCCGCCAAACTGGATGGTTACACCCAACACGCCGTGACCATGTACAACGACGGCTACTGCGATAGCTGGATGATGTCCGTCAGCTATCCTGACGGTCTCATGGTTAAACTGGTTAGTGGTATCACGCCACTGGATGGTATGACCATCCCTTACATCAACCGCTATGGTGAGCAGCAGGTGTATGAGGCTCCGCTGAACGTGTCGGCCGCCTATGCCACCATCGGCAGCACCATCACCGAGAGAGGTTACTGGGATATCGACGAGGACGGCTGGTTTGACAGCTATGGCACGGTTAAGTGGACGCCAGGCGCCCATGCACTATTCACCTTCAACTTCTACGTTGACCCAGCATTCCGTGGCGGCTACGTCATCTTCGATGGTCGCATCACAAGTGGCGCAGATGAGCGAGGTGCTATTCTTAGTGATGTCCGTATCTACAAGAAGTGCTGGATGTGGGTCGGCTATAAGCCCGGCGATGTCAACGGCAGCGAACGCTACGACGTTGGCGATGTGACCGACATTATCGCCTATGTCCTGGGTAAGCCCGTCAACCTCGACGAGTTCGGCTATGCCGCACTTGACGCAAACCGCGACGGCGTGGTTAACGTGGTCGATGTGACCACAGTAATCGACTGGTCGCTTAACCAATAAGATATGGTTGGGGTGAAAGAGTAATGGTTTCTTCATTGATAATTTTTGGAATGTTGATAATGGTTATTAGTTTTAGTTCACTTGGAAAGAGTATCGTATCGGGGGTTCGATTCCCCCGCACCCCACAAACACAAGCAGAAGAGTAAGAATTTTTTCATACGCACATTAATTCCAGCCGCTTGGCACTTGGGAAAGTTTGAAGGCGGCATTCCATATTGAGTTTTTAAATAGTTAATAAAGTTTTTCCGTCATGTCGTGAGACACGGCGGCAGAATGGGCAGCAAGGCGGTGACGTGTCACCAATCATCGGGTTCAATTCCCCTTCTGCCCACAACTATTATTCTTATCGTCCTCTTGAAAGGCAGGAGGCCACCTACGGAATGGTGGGAATGATGAGGATAATTGATTATTAGATAGTGGTAGCCCAGCGGGGCAGAAGATACCACGCATGGCGTGTTTGTCCGTGAGGATGTACTGGCTATGTATTAACAACTTCAACGGCGGGTTCATCCCGCCAACACGGGAGGCCGGTGCAGGCGAAAGAATTAAGTTTAACAATGGTTGGTTTTTCAAGGAGAAAAGTTAGGGGAACCGAGTCGGTGGTTCAACTCCATCACTCCCGACAAGTTTTAGATATTAATTAGTAACTTAAAAAACGAAGAGAAAATGGCAAAAAACGTAATGAACATTGAAGAAAACGGCCACCACTACAAGGTGGTGCCGGTTGAAGGTAGCGATGGCGAGTACATCGTCATCAGGGACGGCGTGACCACCAAGCGGATAACCCATGATGAACTTTTCGTCGGTGAGGACATCATCGACATCGAGGAATGGTTTAATCTTGCGTGATATGATACCGAGTAGAGAAATGCTGGAGGCTTACTTCAGCGAGTTGATCCATTGCGATGAAGGCAATGAACGTATGTGGTTTTTTGCGGGTGTGGCAGCGTTCTGCCACCTGCAATCACCAGCGAGTGACGAGTGGAAGAAACAACACGGATTTAACGAGAAAGGAGATTGATATGAATTACTACAAACAAGGCAATGCAGCCAACGCCGACAAAATCAGGGCTGCGTTTGAGAAGTTTGGATATGACATATCTTGGCCAGGAGGTTGCGCTAGTCCTGATGTAATCAACATTGGTGTTGAGAGGAATGGTGCAAAGTATGTTGTGGCAGAAACATCTGAATACATTAAGTGCATCATCAAGAACCACCCCGACTACAAGGAACTGGAACTACCCGTTGAACCTAAGTTCAAGGTTGGGGATTGGGTTGCTTATAATGAAAATAAAAGCGGCGTTACGCCAATGCAAATCATAAGGATAACTGAAGATAGGTATATCATTAGTGGGAATTGGTCTTATGATTTCAAAACATTAGAAGCAGATTGGCATCTTTGGACTATTGAGGATGCCAAGGATGGTGATGTACTCGCAACTGATAATGGTTGGACTTGCATTTTCAAAGCGTTTGATGGATGTGTATTTAGTTCGTATTGTTTTATGGATTCCGAAAAATGGTTTTGTGAATTCGGCTCAGAAGCACATACGCCTGACAGTAGACTAAACGGAAATATCCATCCCGCCACCAAAGAACAGCGAGACCTGCTGTTGGCCAAGTTGCTGGAAGCGGGATGTGAGTTGGACGCCGACAAGAAAGAACTGAAGAAGATTCCGTCCCACTACGACATAGCCAACTTCAAGCCTTTTGACAAGGTGCTGGTGAGGTGTAAAGATGGATGGAACTGGGAATGCAACTTGTTTTCACGGTATGACCATAGGTTGCAAAATCCATTTATCACTTGTAATAGTTCGTATCCTCAGTGCATCCCCTTTGAGGGAAACGAGCATCTGCTTGGCACTACAGATATGTGTGATGAAATGTACATTAACTGGTAATTGAGAAAGACATGAACTGCAAAGATTTAATGGTTGGGGATTGGTTTAAGTCCGTTGATTATAATTCCCCTTTTAGGATAACTGCCATATACGATGATGTGGTACAAACACAAGCCGATTACCAGTCAGAAATAGATGGTAATTGGTATAGTGAAGCCGAAATAAAAGACATTGTTCCCATTGAACTTACTTCGGACATCTTGGAGAAGAACGGGTTTGAGTATGAACGAAACGTAGGCTACATCTTTGATGATTATGATGGCAATGTAGTAATCTATGATGATTACAACAATAGGCTGAAAATCCTACAAAATCACGATGTTTCATTCAACAGGGAATGCTTTTCAAAGGTGTGTGTGCATTATTTACAACACGCTTTGCGATTGTGTGAAATAAGAAAGGAGATTGAACTATGAGCAGACAAGAAGATTTCATTGATGCGGGTATTCAATACCGCTTAAAGCATGGAAGTCCAATGGCTATTGGTGGAGGTAACTTTTCTGAAATGGCAAAGGAAATGAATCGTGCAAAGCCATTTGAGGCTGGTGCTGAATACGGCTACCAGTATGCCGTTGACAAGGCTTGCGAGTGGCTTGAATCATTAAGTGGCTATGTTGTGAGCGGTGAAAAGGCAAATGTGAAAGATTTCCGTAGAGCAATGGAGGAATGACTATGAATACTACGAACAAGGAAATAAAAGAAAAAGAGGAACGACTGCTGTCATTTAAACAAGAGGTTGAAGGGTT